GTAAGTCGGATTTGAACACTGCAAAAAATACAATAAAAGCACTGCGAGACTGTGATTGGGAGACTGAAATTGCGACATTGAACGACAACTTGACACACGCAAAGCAGGAAATTTCTAACAAAGAAGTTGATGTCACAAAAATTGATGAAGAAATCGCAGATTTACGTGTCAGCGTTGCACAGTTTGGTGAAGTCGTCGTAGTGACGTCAAAGCAAGTAGATGTACAACGTAGTATAGTGGATCAGTTGACACTAAAAGAAAAGCAAATTACTGAAGAAATTGATGACACAAATAAAGGTATAACAGATCTCAACGATAAAATCGTAAAAATTGATGCGACGTTGCAGCTAAATGACATAAAGAACTTACAAGAAAAGTTAGACAAGTTAGTGAAATCGGAAACTGATGCAAAGATAGCCGAACGAAGCAAAGTTGAAGAAGCGTCGACATTAGATCGATACACACACTCTTTACAAGTTCTACAGGATGTGCCATGCGGCGGTGTGAATGAATTTGGTGGTTGTGTGTTCATAAAAGATGCAAAACAGGACGCCGAAAAGATAGAAGAACAAAAGAAAATAGTTTCTGAAATAGTTGACAAGGTGAAGAAGATCACTGAACAAGTCGATGATTTGAAAAAAGAAAACGTAAGAGACAGCATTCAAAAGATTGAGAAGCTAAAACAATTAAAAAGTAATGTTACGACAAAGTTATCAGAACAACGTGTCAACACAGTTCGATTGGAGACAAAAATAGACGCAGTCAAACGTAACAAAATAATGGAAACTAAAAAGTTGAGTGAGCTTGAAGTAGCTTATAAAAACGACAAAAATGCTGAGCTCGTTGTGCTAAAGACGAAGCTCGAAACGTGCATCGCAAAGTCAAAGACATTGAACAACGAAAAGAATGAACTTTCACGTGAGTTAGGTCGAACTGAAACTACGCTCGAAAAAACGTTACAAGACAAAGAAAGACGCGCAAAGGAGTTAAAGCGAATTCGTGCATATGAGCTCGTGATACAGGCGTTGTCGAAGAAGGCAATACCACTCATGATCTTACGCTCGCAGCTTCCGGTGATAAACAACGAGATTTCAGAAATCTTGAAGGGAATTGTCAACTTCACTGTTGAACTTGAGATCGAAGAAGACAGCGACACGTTGGAAATTTACTTGAACTATGGTGACAGGCGACGGGTGATTGAGCTCGGGTGTGGCATGGAAAAGTTTATAGCCGCGATGTCAATTCGAGTCGCGATGATAAACGTTGGTACTTTACCAAAATCGGACTTGTTTATCATAGATGAAGGATTTAGTGCGCTTGATGATACGAACACAGAAGCATGTAATAGATTTCTATTGTCTTTAAAACGCTATTTTAGATTAATTCTTGTCATAACCCATAGCGACGAGATAAAAGATACAGTTGATACTGTGATTGAAATTTCCAAAGAAGATGAAGACAGCAAAATAGTTTTTGAGTGAGGAAACATGAAAACAAAAACGTGGTTTGGAATTAAATTAGATTGTGTATCTAAGGGTTCATGGGATGTTCATTATGGTAAGTACGATATATGGGCGTGTTCTATAAATCGATACAACACTATATTTGAAATTCGTCTTTGCGAAAATGGAATGTGTGAAGCAATAATTTTTATAAATTACTGTAGAATTTCATCAGGTGATTGTTCAAATGAAAAACTTGCGCGCGCAAGGGTGAAAAATATAATACACAAAGTAGGACTGTTGAACATGTTTTTGAACAACGTATAATATGACATTTGAACCATATCTAAAAGATCGTCTCATTGAAAGACATGAGAACTACGTTGTGATTGTGCCAAAAGACGTAAATCCGACAATGCCACTTGCGTGTCCTGTGTGTGATTACCTATTTTGTTCAAAAGAAGATGAAGACAGCTACGAAGAATTTTATTGTTGTGACTTTTGCTCAATGACGTGGGCATATTCACATCGAAAGCAGTGGGAAGAAGGTTGGCGACCAAGCGAGAGCGAAGTCAAAGAAAAAATGTCAGAGAGACAAAGTATGACTGTGACGTTTTGAATACTTATGAGTTGGTTCATATGAAAAAAATTGATTTGAGTAGTTTACAACAATGTATCGATACGTCGTGGGGGCGGTCTTCAACGCCATTGACTGCGACAATGTCTGTAAAGTACACGCTTGCGGGTGATACTATCGTTGCGAGTTATCAGGCACTTGTCACACTTGTCACTGAACGCCAATTAATAGAATTAAAACGTCGTTATAAAGAAGAGAGCGATGCTGTGATTGAGGCGTCGTTGAAGAACGTTCAGAAGAATTATAAAGAGTTGACTGGGCAGACGATAAAATTTACGCAACTTGCGTATGATGATAGTATTGAAATTTTATCTATGAATTCAAATAATTCGAGGCGCACAGCACTTTATCGTCGAAAGTCAGTTTTTGAATTAAAATAATTATGAGTTCGTTTGTATATTATATTGATAATATTTTTAATGATAAATTGTACGTTGGTAAGGCAAACGATCCTTGCAAACGTTGGTTGGGTCATTTAAAAAATGTACTTTCTAATAAAGATTTTAAGTTATATCGTGCAATGACAAAATATGGCGTCGAAAATTTTAAAATGCACGTATATGCAGAATTTAAAACAGAAGATGAAGCATATGATTTTGAGAAGAAATTAATAATTGAATGGAAAACAGTAAAACAAGGGTACAACATGAAAGAAGGTGGTAGAGGTGTTAAACAAACACTTACTACGCGAGAAAAAATTTCTAAATCAAATACGGGTAAAAAACATACTTTTGAAATACGACAAAAAATGAGTGAACAGCGCAAAGGACACCCAGGATATCGTAAAGGTGTTCCGGTCACAGATGAAACTCGCGTTAAAATGTCTTTAGCGCGTACAGGTAAAAAACATTCGCCTGAAACAATTCTTCGTATGATAGAAAGTGCCAAAAGACGCGCCGCAACAAAAGAAGGCAAAGAATTGTTGGATGAAATGAGAACGTTGGTTAGCAAACGTGAAAGTACACGAGGTACAAAACATTGGACGTATGTTAAACGTTTTAACGATATGATGCAAGATATCAACAATCCTTACGATGGGTTATTGATTACGTGATTGAAATGGTGTTTGCCACTATTTATTTGTGTGGCAGCAAAAAAAGTACAGCGCAAAGATCAGATTGATGAAATAATAAAGTGTGGTAAAAATCCCGTTTATTTCATCAATAAGTATTGTAAAATTAGACATCCTGTGAAGGGAATAATTCCTTTTAACACGTATCCATTTCAGGACGATTGTATTGGCGCGTTTGAAAAGCACCGCATGAACATAGTTTTGAAGGCGAGACAGTTGGGATTATCAACTGTCACTGCTGCGTATGCAACCTGGTTGGCGCTCTTTCACAAAGATAAGACGATTTTGGTTATTGCGACAAAGATGAGCACGGCGTCGCAGTTTCTTAAAAAAGTGAAAGTGATGCTCGAATACTTACCTGTGTGGCTCGTGTTACCTGAAGTCACGGTGACAGGAACAGAAATCAAATTTGATAATGGCTCAACGGTCGTTGCAATTCCAACGAGTGCAGACGCCGGCCGTTCTATGGCACTTTCGTTGCTCATATGCGACGAAGCGGCATGGATACAAAAAATGGAAGACATCTGGACCGGATTGTCGCCCACAATTTCAGAAGGTGGAAACGTAATACTTCTTAGCACGCCCAATGGCATGGTGGGAACAGGTGGATTATTCTATCGCTTGTATTCACAAGCGTGTACAGGATTAAATGAGTTTAATCCGATATGTTTACCTTGGAACGTGCATCCTGAACACGATCAGGCGTGGTTCACAAAAGAAACGTCGAACATGTCAAAAAAGAAAATAGCACAAGAGTATGTGTGCGACTTTTTGACGTCAGGTGATACTTTCCTTGAACCTGAAGAAATTGAATATCTTAAATTTAGCATATTACAACCAATAGAAAAACAAAGCGTCGTAGACAAACACGGCACAGGAAATGATAGATCGATTTGGGTATGGAAACGACCGGAGCTCACAAAAAAGTACGTAATTTCTGCTGACGTTGCCCGTGGCAATGCACATGATTACTCTACATTTCACGCGATAGACATAGAAACTTGCGAGGTATGTGTAGAGTACATGGGTAAGATACCACCAGAAAAGTTTTCAGATGTCTTGATAGAATATGGCAAAAAGTACAATGATGCGTTGCTCGTCGTAGAGTTGAACTCGTTTGGTTACACAGTAAATGCAGCGATACGTGACGCAAAGTATCCACACGTATTTTACGAAAAAGGAAAGAACGATCCTTTCAATTTTAAACCACCTGACGACGGTGAAGTTATAACTCCTGGCTTCAACACTAACGGCGCTGTGCGCCTACCGATGCTCACGAAGCTGGGAGAACTAATTCGTACAAAGAAGCTAAAGATTTATTCGCAGCGCTTCTACGATCAAATTCAAGGCTTCATGTGGATGGGTAACAAGCCGCAGGCAGCAAAGGACAACTTTGACGACTTAGTGATGAGCTTAGCAATTGGGTTGTGGCTCGTTGAGACTTCACCCGTCATAGACGATAACCTCGCTGACATGACGAGGGCGTTGTTGAATAGCACAAGCATTGAAAGAAGGTCATCTGAGCACATGCCACGTATGAACGAGGTTTCGCCATTGATAAGTCCTGGGATGATGAACGCACAAAGCGCGTATAAAGCACATCACGTAGATAACATGAGGAAGCAAGTTGTGAATAGGTACAGCGAATTGACAAATTTTAGTTGGTTATACAGATGATCAACGGGAGCGTATATTTATTGCTAAGGTTTTATTATGGGAAATTCAATCACACGTGATCGTCTACAACAGCTCATCAAGGAAGAGTACAATAAGCTTAACGAAGAAATCGATAGCACAGGAATTCGAACAGTCGTCAACTCTGCGTCTAAGCTACTCGATGCAATCGCTGCCTTCGAGAAGGATCTTCCACCGAAGTCTGTAGAAGCCACAGTCGTTCACACAAGTGAACTCAAGAAGTCTCTTGAAGACATGGTGAGCAATCCGGCGAGCTACTTGGTAAAGCCTGTGAAGATGGTGAGCCTAAGAGCGGTGAAGGAAGCTTCGTTGAAGGAGAAAGTTGGAGACGAGCAATTGTTTCGAAGCAACATGAACGCAGGCGTTGGCAACAAGATGCTTCGAAATGCAAACAAAGAAATTGGCAACGATCCCAACAAACTCGAAGACGTTGAACCCGCTGCATACAAAGCGCTTCCAAGCTCTTATAAAAACGATCATGCGTTAACGTTTCACTACGACGAAAATGGTGAGCTGTGTGCAACCCATGATTTGGGCGGAGAATTTTGTTGGAACGGTAAAAAGTGGTCGAAAAAGGCGTGACACTATTCACTACGTGGTTAAATTCATAATATGGCAACAGTCTCACGTGCAGCTCTAAAAAACATTGTCAAGGAGTGTCTGATTGAAATTCTTCAGGATGGCCTTGGCGCGCTTCCAAAACGAGTTTCTCAACAACAGGTAGAAACAAGAAAGATAGTTCCACAGCAACGCCCGAAGCAAAGCCCAGCATTGTTGAACGCAATCAAAGAAGTTTCTTGTGGAAATGACATCATGGCTGAAATATTTGCCGACACCGCAAAGACGACATTGCCAAACATGCTTAGTGAGGGAAGCGAAGGAAAGCCATCGTTGAACAACGTTGAACAATTCAATGGTGCGCCCGAAGAAGTCTTTGGTGAGGCTGCGTCTACGTGGGCCGACCTGGCGTTTGCGGCACCGAAAAATCCGGGCTCAGGCGTGCAGATGATGTTGGGTGAGTAAGGTTAGTAAAACACATGACTATTATTAATGAAACACAACTACGACGCATAATTCAAGAAGAGATACAACGATCTAAAAATCCACCGTAAAAAGCAGTTGATGAACTTGACAAGACGTGTAAAATTACACGTGATCCAGTTCGTAAATTGTGGGTGTCGAAAGATAAGTTGGGTAACAACATAGTGTGGGATGAAATTGACGAATCGTGGATTGACGAAGATATTTTTATGGGTTTGTGAAGATTTTAAAGAAATAGATTTTATTATAAAGTCGACGTGTCTTTCCGGGCACGTGTGACGTTTAAGGTGACAATAACGACGTGGAGACTTATTTAAATACAATAAGTTTATTGGGAATTAAAAGATGAGTAACTCAAAAGACAGAAATTTGTTTCAACAACT